GGGACCAGCATTAGTGACAGATGAGTCAAATTGTTCAAAATCAGCAGCAAAATTTCGCAATATTTCGCCAGAAGCTAGTTTGTCTTCAGCATCGGCTATGAATTGACTGGCACGAGCTGCAATGATATTATCAGCTTCGTTAGACGCAAAAATAACATTGTCGAGTAGTAAATTCTGGAAAATTGCGGTAAACATGCGAGTGTAAGATGCGAATAAGAAATTTTGATACTTTTTCCAGGCAGATATACCCTGATGCGCTTTGTTACGTTGATCAAAGAAGTTACGAACATCTGGTTTAACCTGCTTTTTGACGAAGAAGTCGACACAACGGCGGAAACATTCAATGTCTAGATCGACATCTGCTTCGGTTGTGGGTATGCCTTTACTTTGTAAATTCTTGGCATACTCGGTTGTAAAGTATGTAATGAGATTATCGGCGGTTTTTCCACCGACTGTTTTATACAACTCGCGCTGGATGGCAGCTAAAAATTTAATTGCTCTGGTGGACAACAAAAGGATGACCTCATCTGCGAATGAGAAATCATTATAATCATGTGTAAGGTTGAGGTCATCATCATGCGAAAAATCCTTACACCAAGATGCGAGCCCTTCAACGAGACAGACCGTATCCGCGGTACGATCACCATTTTTAGTTAACTTGGCATAACGGTCCATGAAACATTTGATAGTGCCAAAAGTAGATGGTGTATAACGACGAGCAAAACGATAAAAACCTGAATATTTGCCTTGTATAATTTTACGATATTGGGCAAGGAATGGCCATAATTTAACACGGAGTTTACCAGATGCAGGTGGGGCAGCATCGGATTGCAAAACTGCTGCTTCGTTGTCGTCTTGAGTACCAGTGATGATGATGTCCTGAAGAACATCGCAGATCACGTCAGCAGAAACTTTTGGATAATTAATGTTTTCAGAGATGACGTCAATACGATTTCGACGATCCACAGGGACTTCACCAATAAAATCAGCTTGGGTCTTACCAAAAACTAAATCATTACGTTCGAATGCGGTGTTGTTATAATACAAGACTCGAGTAATTTCATCAACACGACCGACTAATATGAGAGTATCGGTGTGTCGAGTAAGACTAACCATGATGTGATGTAATTGATTACGAAAGTCATGATCAACCGCAACGGTGTCAATATAAAGAATAGCTCGATTAACAGTGACGCCTTGCAAGCCGTGTATAGTATGCGTAGTATTGGCTAATTTTTGCAAGAACCGTTTAGTCTCTTGATTATAAGAAAAGACTCGATAACCGAGTGTACGAATGACATCTGAACAGAATTTCTCACCGCTTGCAATAGCTGGATTAGCCGGAATGGTAATAATTGAGCGGGGAACATTCGAAGAAGAAGAAGTGCCAGGTTCAAGTCCACTGATGAGTCGAGCGACATCATGAGGAATACGAATTGAGTTTAAATTGATATCCTGCAAAAGAGCAGAGATCGAACGAGATTGGCAGAGATTTTTATGAGGGTCAATAACACCGATTTGAGAAGCAGAACCAGCTAATATAATACGGCTAGCGCGGCAGACATGAGAAATAATAAATGGGTAAGCGGCGGCTTGCGTAAAACATTCATCTATAAGTATAGTGTCTGCATATTTTGAAAAGGCAACGTGTGGAGTACAGACAGACCAATGTTCAAATAATCGGCTACTATCGAACTCCTTCTTGAGATCGTTGGTAGGTGTAATAACCATCGATGTACCATTGCCCATACGAGACGCTAGGACACTTTTGCCAGCACCAGCAACACCAGTGATGATATTGAATGTAAGTGTGGTGTTGACATCAGACGGATTAATACTGCCTAGAATGTTACGATATTTTTGATTTTCAAGAGTAGAATAATAAGCAAGAGCGGCAGCAACTTCCTCAGTAGTAATAGTTAATCGTCGAGTAACTGAGAAAGGTTCAATTCTTTTTGTGCTGACATTTAAAGGAATATGGTCACAGCCCTCACGAAGTGCGTGTGCCAGTTTAGCATGTATTAACCATTCCTCTTTTAGAACATTAACAATGGAACGAGCATCGGCGCAAGCACCGGAAGGTTCAGAACAAACAAGATAATATTCGGCTGAAAGCTCCTTAGATGTGTTAGGTTTGAATGGTCGAACATATTGATATGCATTGCAATAGAAGTTGATCAAAGCATCATTATTATCAGTTGTAAATAGTTTATGAATGACCAACTGAGCTGAACATTGGACGGTGAATTCGGCATAACGCTTATGCAATACATAGGGAAAAGTTGGGCCAGCAGCGTCGATTAAAACAGTGGCGTAATCACCACATTCGTTTAAAGTTTCCTCGATGAGCTGCGAATTCTTACCCACACTAATGATTGTCCGGTAATTAGAACGAAGAGATTTGATAATGGGTGTTTTGTAATGTTCGACAGCATCGGCAATGCCTTTATAGCATTTAGAAAAGAAACCGGGACCGGCGCCTACATCGAGTAAAGGATAGCGCAATTCGATCTTAAGCGATTGTAATATATTATCAAGTTTCGCTTGCGTGCGCGGTGTTTTTAGATTGTAACTAGGTAAATTATTAATACAACGTTTGTACTGGGCGTCCGGGATACTAACAAGATCTTCTTTCACTAAATCAAAATGCTGAATGGGACATTGCTGTTCAACTTGTTGCATCTTGAAGAGTTTAAGATGATGTATAACTGGTAAAACATCATGTTTCGGAGCCGGTAGAGTTGGTAATGGTTGATTATTAATAATTACTGGGATATCAAGGTCATCAGACAAGTCGACCGGATGGTAATCCTCTTCTTGAGGGGATATGTCTTCATCCCAGTCAGGAAATTCATCGGGATCAGCAACGCTATTACATTTAGTATTGGTGTTAACGGTAGTAGCATTGAAAGTGCTGAAGTTACCGGGTGGTATCTGGGAGTCATCCGATGCGATACTGTCACAATCATTGTCGGGACGAGATTCATGTACGCGAGCGCAAAGTTGTTTCGTAAGGGAAGGGATGTTCTCATGATCTCCTACGAAAGATGTTAAATTATCGATATTATAGTCGAATTTGGTATCATCGACAGGAGTCATAAACATACAGTAATGCAAATGATGGTTAATGTCAAATTCCAAGTCAGAATAAAAGTAAGGCAGCATATTTTTGACACGAAGAGCATCATCGGTAGGCTCGGTATATTTGCGGTTATAGCCGAAATATGAAGTAAAGTTGGTCCACATTGAATAAAGCCGATCAGATGCAAACTCAAATATGCTACGAGTTTCAGACTGGTTCTGTTGAGCATCAATAAGAGAAAACGAGGCGAGCGTAAATTCGCGATCGAGTCGGCGTGTGGCCAATGCAAGAAAAACGATGCTATAAGTGGCTTCATTAACCACACGAGCATTTGCGAGCCATGCATGATTGACGGTAGTTGATGCAATGTCAATACGGGCAATAATCGATAATGCAAATTGATAGACACTAGAGATAGTGACCTGTTCAGGTTTGATAACGAAATTGAAGACACGATTATAAAATTCTTTGGGAACAGGTATACGTGATAGTCGATCGGCAGTAGTGACTTGGTTGAATGCATATTCAAATAAATTAGGTACGAGACAATAACTACTGAGAAAATCACACGGTATTATACGCCGGAGAGATAGATTAGTCTTCGGAACACGGCACATACGAAGTTTCCAACATATGCCGTGACGACGTACAATATTAATAGTGATAGAAAAATTTTCACCAGTGATAATTGACGCACGAGTCCAAAAACGCCAATTTTCAAAATTGTGCTTGTAAGGAAAATCACCATCGGAAAAATGCATATAAGCATCATCACCTTCACGTTTGAAGGAATAAGGGAATCTATTGGCGTATCCACGAATGTCACTACTACATTCAAAATTGAGCTCGTATGGAACAAGTAGACAAAAGACAGCCATTTTAAGACCGTGGTGTTGAAATGTATCATAAACCATCTGTGGAGTCATGTCATAAAGAGAATGGATACCAATGGCGAAATCACATTGAAAAGTACATTTGGAAGAACAGCCACCACAAAAATTAGGATGATCAAATTGAATGTTTTGATAAAGATGACTGAGTAGATCTGCTCGTAAGTTGTCATCTTCAGTAAGGCGGCTTACATTAGCGACATGACGGTGATTGTCACGGGGGTTGTTAACTAAATAACAACTATGAACAGGTAGACCGTGACGGTAAGATGGAACAGTTTTTGAAACTGCACCACCTATGTCGATAAAAGGTTTGACACGACCAGCTCGATTGCGATAATTGCTGGCTTCTTCATACAATTCCACGGTGTCAATGTGGAGAAGGGATGCGTAAATAGGATGAGGAGAATAAAGCTGTTGATCAGAAAAGAGAAATTGATGCTCAAAGCAACGTTGTAGTTCTTTGAGTGCATCATCATTGAGACAAAAAGGAGTGCGTAAGGCGTTATGAACGCGATTACGGATCTGACGTGTCTGCTCTTGATGTAATGGAGCAAGCATAGTATCTTTTTGACCACCTGAGACGGTGGGCAATGAAAAACCAAAATAATCCATATGGAACGTAAGGTAGAAATTAATCTACAAATAGAACCAAATAAGGATTAATGAGAAAAGCGATATCTTTTGATGAATCACAATTACGGATAAGCGAC